GCCAGCGATCCGACGCTGGCGTTCACTTACTACAACGACTTCTCCACGTTCACTACCGGCGAAGGCGGGTTGGCCAACACGATCTCCAATTCCGGCACCGTAGCGGTGATTGCCGCTACGGCGGCTGCGCCGTGTGGCACGCTGCAAATGGAGACGTCCGATGGCTCTGTGGCTGCCGAGGACGAAACGTATCTCGGCAGTGAAAGCAAGGTCTGGATTCTCCAGGGCAACAAGGACTTGTGGTATGAGGCTCGCGTAAAGTTCACCGAGGCCGCGACGAACGAGGCCAATATCTCCGTTGGTCTGTCGAGCATCTATACGGCCAATTTCCTGCTAGATGCCGATGCGGGCCCCGCCGCCAGTTACGACGGTATCGTGTTGTTCAAAGTCGGCGGCGGGGGGACCGTCTGGCAGGGCGAAAGTTCGCAGGCCGGTAACCAGACGACATTGTCCAGTCTACAGACCCGCGTCAGTGGTAGCTGGGTGGATGTCGGGTTCCACGTCACCAGCAACTCGACCATCGACTACTACATCAACGGCGTCCAGGTGGGGTCGCTGGCAACCAACCTCCCCACGGTGGCGATGGGCCTGCTGTTCGGCGTAAAGAACGGCGCTGCCAGCCACGAGAAACTGTACGTCGATTTCGTCAAGGTCGTGCAACTCAGGTAGGAGGGTGTGGCGATGGCATTGGTTCCGCTATGTCCCGGGTCGACCAATCTGGCATGGGACGAAGAGACCCTCGAATACGTGATCTACGCGGGCAATTTGTCCAGTGGCAGCTATACCATCTTGGGCGTAGCCAAGCAGGGCACCACGATCAACGACTACCGGGGCAACCGGGCGCTGGTGTCGGTCGACGGGGCGCTGAAGGCGGGCGACTGGGGCGGCGTGCCGGTGATGGGCAGTGATGCGACCGGGGCCAATGCTTACGTCGATATATTGGTCACCCCGCGTGCGATCCGTTATCTCCACGTGGCCGTGGCCGCCAACGGGGCGATTATCTCGCTCAACGGCGGCGTAAGCGATGCGTTTGCCATCCCGGCTAATACCGAACGACTCTTCCCGGCTCAGGATATCGCCGAGGGGGCGACCATTCAGGGCAAGAACCTGGCGGCCGGGAGCAACTACACCAACCTGTATGTGAGCGTGTGGTGAACGATGTACATGAGAACTTTTGTAGGACCCTTCGCCGGTGAAGATAGCGATTCAAACCGAACCGACGGCCGAACCGGTGACGCTACTGGAGCTGATCGACCACCTGGAGGTAGTCGACCCGGTCAAGAACGAATACCTGGAGGGCCTGATCACGGTGGCTCGACGGTCCCTGGAGGAGTTGACGTGGGGTGTATTTGTCACCCAAACCTGGGATCAGTGGTTCGACGGTTTTGCTGACCCGTTGAAACTCAGAAAGCCACCGGTGGCCAGTATCACCAGCGTGACCTACACGGACAGCAACGGCGATAGCCAGACACTTGCGTCAAGCGTTTACGAGCTGGGGGACGACAACGGGATCGGGATCGTACGACTGCAGTACGACCAGACGTGGCCTACGACCCGTGGCCATCCAGACGTGGTTACGGTGCGGTTCATCTCGGGCGTGGCCGTGGCGTCGGTAGCGACGGGGATCAAGCATGCGATCAAGCTGTTGGCGGCGCACTTGTTCGAGAATCGGGAGCCGCTGGTAATCGGGCAGCGGATCAGCGTCGAGCAGATCCCGCATACCGTGGAGGCGTTGATCGCACCATATAGCTATCGGGAGTTTAGGTGATGCGAGCGGGGTTGTTGGGTAGACACCGGATCACGATCGAACAACAGGATACAGGTACAGCCAATGCAGGCGGTGAGATTATCCCAACATGGTCGGATTACGCGGTCAGCGTACCGGTGGAGATTTTGCCCCAGCGGGGCCGGGAGTTTTACCAGGCGCAACAAGTGCAGGCCGAGATCACGCACCTGATCCGAATTCGGTATTTGCCGGGAGTGACCAGCAAAATGCGAGCGATCTTTGGCACCCGTACTCTGCACATTTTAGACGTGCGGAACGTGGACGAGCGTAGCCGGGAAATGCTGCTGATGTGCAAGGAGAGCACCTAACACCTACACCAGAATACGCGGGATAGGGTAGCCCCGAAAAGCGAGTCCTCCCGAACTTGCCTGCCCGCGTTGACACACACGTGAGACACGATGGCCGAAGTCGAAGAGAGCATCCGAGCGCTTTTGCTGACCCTGTCGACGGTTACCGACAAGGTGGGCACGGGCACCGCCGCGCGTATCCGGCCGGATCGACTTTACCAGGCAGATGACAAGACGTTGGCAGCGGTGATTGTCGAGGTGGACGACGAAGAGAAGCTAAACACACTTGACGGGTTGGGCGGACGGGTGATGGCCAGCGTGAACCTCAAGTGCAGGGCCCGCAGTAGCAAGGCGGCCTCCCGTGCATTGGCCGAAGCTGTTCGCGTCAACGGGACTGATCCCGGGACTGGGTTGGCTGGTTACACGGGCACGGTAGGCGGGATGGCTATCGACGCTTGGCTAGAGGACATGCAGACTAGTTTTGTGAAAGACGACGACGGCAGTGACAACGGGTTTTACGACACGGACTGCGCTTACATGATTACGTTTACGGAGGTGATCTGATGGGGTTTGGCAGCAATCCACTCGGCCGCGGTACCGCACTACTGGGTGACAAGGCGATGGATCGCAAATTGAAGCGGCTGGGGACGACTGGTTCCAACCGGGCGATCACTGCGGGGATACGGGCGAGTATGACGCCGGTCGCTAGGGCTATGCGGACGGCCGTCAATGCGTCGGACGCCAGTTCGTATCTCAAGCGTGAAGCCCGCAAGTCAATCGGTCAGCGGTTTGCCAAGAACCGAAAGAAGGGCGTCAAAGAGGCCAAGGTGGGGTTTTCCGTCGGCAAGAAACAGAAACAGATCAAGGCTGCGGGGGCGGCTCGCGGCAAGCGATTAGCCGCCGGCAAGGGCGGCGGCAGGGGCGTGGGGATCTCGGCGACCAATATCCATTGGTTCGTGTTGGGAACTGATCTGCGGCGTACCAAGTCGGGATTTGGTAGCGGCGAAAAGGGGACCGGGAAGATTGCCAACGTATTCGGTGACGTGACCCGGCTGGCTTTCGCCGGTTCCAACGTCGCGGCCGTCAATGCGGCCCGCAAGAAGATCTGGCAAGTAATCAAAAAAGAGGCACTAAAGAAAGGATAGATCCTATGGCCGTCAAAGTGAAGTGCAAGGGCACCGTCTTCGCGCAAGACCTTGCTGGCGTCGCGTACGTGACGATGGCGCAGGTGATCGACATTGATTTGCCTGACATGGAAATGGAGACGTTCGAGAGCGACACGCTCAATAATGCAAACGCCGGTATTGAGCATTCGCCAACTGGGCGAACCGAAGGCGGGTCGTTTTCCGCCAACGTGTTCTACGATCCGGCTGATGCGAGCCATACCGAATGGTTGGGCTATCTGTCGACCACCGGTCTACTATCGGCCATGATCGTGAAGTGTCAAGTCACGTTTGCCGACACCGGCACGTCTACGTGGACGTTTACCTGCGCAGGCATTAGCGCCGGTGGGACCGTTGCGTTGAACGACGGACTGAAAATGTCCATTTCCGGCAAACTCGACGGAATTCCCGTCTTCGCATAAGGAGTTAGAAGATGGCTTATACGCACAAGATCACATTGGGCTGGGCTGATGCCGGGCTTTCGCAAAGCAAGACCAAGAGTTACGTCGGCGACAACGGACCCCGCTTGGATGTCAGCATTCCCGATAGCAGTACGGACCTGCTGACCCCGTGGTCGTTGGAGCGAGGCAACGGCATTGTGATGATCTTTATTCTGTCCGATCAGGCGATGACGTTGAAGACGAACAGCGATAGTGTGCCAGATGACACAATCGTGCTGGTTGCCGATGTGCCGTACATCTGGACCACGGACAGCTACGACACGGTGCAGATTACGGCGGACGTGACTGCGCTGTACATGACCAATGCCAGTGGTTCGGCCGCCTCATTGAGGATCGAATCCCTGGTCGATGTCTTTGCATAACGAGGTGAATTGTGAAGTGCAAGTTATGTATGGATCTGAAGGCCGTGCATCCCGAAGATTGGCCGCCGGACGGCATCATTCCGGCGGGAACGATATTGGAGGCGCCGCAAATCTATAAGTTCGTGATCCATGGCTGCGCCGACCCGGCGGACGAGGAGTGCCGGGTAGCCGCTGGCATGAGCGACCCGGAGATTGTCCTGGCCAAGATGCACCAGCGCCGCAAGGCGGCCGGCATTCACCCCGACGATTTCGAGGCGTTCGATACGGGGGTCATGGTCGGCTACAACCCGGACGGCACGTGGAAACCGGGCCCCAACTTTGAGGACGCTGCGTGGGAGCAGCGCAAGGAAGATTCCCCCATCATTATCATTGAGGACGAGTAGACATGAGCGAAACAAA